TCACTTGATAAATCATCAATATTTGAAATATCTAATGAAACATTATTATCTAATATTTGTATCTTATCTTCATCATCGTCATCATCATCACTTGGTTTACTATTACTAATTTCTTCTAATCTTTCAATTGTTTTCGGTGCATAAATTTCTTCCTTTTTGTTATCAATATCAATACTATTATCTATATCTGAAAAACTTAATGTTTGCGATGAAACGGTTGTAGCTACATTATCATTCGTTATCTGCGATGGAACAGCAGATGGTATAACTGTATTAACAGTATTTATATTGGGTGTATCATTGGAAATTGTAGATTCAATAGTACTATTTGTATTACTAGTATTTACACTTGGTGTATTTTCATTAGATTCCTGTTTTGATTCTACCTTTGGTTCTACCTTTGGTAAATCTTCTTCAAATTCTTCACTTGTTTCATCCAAATAAGCTTTTAATATTTCTTCAACTGGTATATTATCGCGTACCGTATTTAAAATGCATTCACGCGTTATTACGTCTAATTCTCTATTGTTTTTTTGTATCTGTAAAGGTGGTATATTTTTTTCAAACAAATAAATATTTGAATATAATTGTCTAGCAATATTAATATAAACTTTGTGAATAAAATTTTTTAAAGAAGGAACATTAATTGATATAGGTTTTTGTTTTTGACCAACACGAACACATGTTAAAATTTTTAATTGAATAATATGCACACAACTAATTAAATCCGTTAAATAATTACAATTACTTGAAGCTTCAATTCTGCTTGTTTCTTCATCTATTGTAGCAGAAGACCAATGAGGTATATTTGCCAATAAATTTTGAAATGTCATGAGATATTTATCTTCCTCATCATTCTCTCTACATAATCTATCTGCTTCAATAAAAATAGATTTCAAACCCTGTATTATTAACGGTGTAAGTATAGTTACTAAACGCATTGCCCATTCGTTTTTAGACTCGTTTAAATTAGAAACAACATAATCATCCATTTACATAAATGAAATATTTTCTAAAGTAACTGATGAACGTATAAATATATAATTTAATATAAAAAACATTAAAAAAGTTTCATTTCGCAATTCTTTTTTGATTTTATAAATAGCTATTAAAATTTCATATTTATTATTTAATTCTGTTTTTAATTTTGTTTCTATGTAATTTATAAGATCTAATCCTGAATAACCTTTATCATATAATTTTTTTGAAAATTCACATAATTTTATTTGCGTTACATTTTTTGACATTTCTGTCATTTTTGTACGTAACCATTTATCTTTATCATTATCATAATTTATTAATGATTCAATGCGATTTAAATTATATTTATGTAAGTTAATTTGTTGATTATCAATTATTGGATATGGTATGTATAAATCACAAAATCTTGATAATATTGGTTTAAGTAATTTATATTTATCTTCTATTATAATAAAAAACCGTGTTGTTGTGCTAAATAATTCAATACATCTTCTTAAAGCAGATTGTGCATCAACTGTTAATTTATCAGCATTTAATAATATTATTATTTTAAATGGAACATTAGATTTAACAGAAACATTATTTTTTGAAAATAGTTTTAGATCTTCTCTTATAAATTTAATTCCTTTTCCATGAGCACAATTTATATTCATAACAAAATTTCTAATATGTTCATTATTGTTGTTATATATTAAGTTTAAAAAATTAGAAACAATAGTTGACTTTCCAGAACCAGATGGTCCGTAAAAAATGATATTTGGTATTATTTGATTTTCATGAAAATTTTGCAATTTTTTATTAATATTTTGATGTATTGATAACATATGTTTTATATTATTTATTACACTTTATTATGATTTATTAATATTATTTAAAATATTATTATTTAAAATATATAATGAGTAAAAATGAACCAGATATTAATAGTAAAAACAAACCTATTACACAATATAAAAAAACATTTTTAATAAATTTTTTCAACAATATTAAAAATAAAAATTATCACATTTTAAATTCTATATACACTTCAAAAGTATTTACAAAATATGCTTTATATAATTTATTAATTTACCAAATTACACGAAATAAATATATGGGTGCTGTAGCATTTAATTGTAATTCTGCAGCTTTTTTAATGTTTAATTACATAAGATTTATATATCCTGATTTATTTAATAAATACAAAAAATATATCTGTGAAAAATATAATTTTACAAACAAAATTTTTATAATAACAGATTTTTGTTTACATACGGGACCATTTACATATATATTTTATACTAAAAATAATTGGTTATATGATATTTCAAATTCAAAATTATTATTAATATCAACATTATCATATAGTTATGAATTATTATGGGCATATTACTATGCAAATGGCATTGATGTTTCAAAAATATATGAAATTGATAAGATAAATGTAAAATTTTCAAATAATGAATGTAAACAAATGTGGATAATAATTGCATTTTTTCATTATTTATCCTTTTTAATTAAAAACATACCAAAGCAAATTATATGGATTTAAAAATATAATAAAACATAATACTATAGATATAAAATTATAGACAATAAATATATTTCACGAATAATAATATTAAAAAATAAAAATTTAATATTATTATGAATATGTCAACAGAAATATTTAATTTAGAGAACGACGATTATATGTGGTTAAATGTTTTTGATGGAGAAAAAAATGCTCCAACTATTAAACGAATGCGTTTAAATGATTGGGCTAAAAAATATAACATTGATTATACAAAATATAAAAATAAAAAAATGCTTATAAAAGCAATGATGGAATTATGGGAACTGTATTTTATTACAAATCCTGATTTTAAAAAAGATTATGAAATAAAACATTATGGTGAAGAACGCCCTAAATATTTACCACCTCAAAGTGTAATAAATATTATATTAAATAATAATTAATTATTATATATCGTTAATAATTAATTATATATATAGTTGAAATGTGTAAAATAAAAATTAAATACTATGTAAACTTTGTGTGTATGGATTATTTTTAAATGCATTTAATATATCAGGTTTCATTCTTTCATCTGTTTGACTTGTATTTACTTCGGGCATTTGCAGTTTACCCATTGTATCTGCAGATGGTGCACTGAATGGTAAATGTGGTGTATATGTATAATTATTTACCAAGTCGTTTTCATTTTTATCAACTTGTACATTCATATACTGATTAAACATTTGTGTACCACCTTGATTTGGATGTGTTTGTAATAAGTCAGTTTTACTTGCATTGTTAACTTGATTATCTGTAGCTATATGAGATACACCAGCTTCGCCTGTAACACTACCACTTACTGCTCCCATATTAGAAACATTTGTTGTATCGCGCTGATTTAATACAGCTTGATGCTTTGTAGCCAAATATCCACCATCTTGTTTACCAGTTAAAAATAAATTTCCAGAACTATTTTCTGTCATTTCTTTAATTGTAGTTGGTGCACGATCAGCTGGATTCAATATATAACTTGCAGGAACTGAAGATTTTGCATCACCTGTAACCCTTAAATTACCAATTACATTTTCTTTTCTACTTGGTCTCAAAACATCCATAACCGGAGCAACCATTGCATTAACTGTACCACTAACTAATCCAAAGAAACCAGTATCAGTTGTATTTCTATTATTTGCTAAAATATTATAGCTACCATTACCGTAATCACGCGATGATGCTGGAACATTATTTGTTCCATTTAAATTAGTAATTGGATTTGTTGGTAAACATTCCTTCTTGGGTTCTTGATAATTCTGTTTAGAGTATATTGCTGATTGTCCTTGTACATGTGCACCACCTTCGTATTGACATGAAGTAGTCATACGCTGTGTTTCACGATCAACCTGTGTAGCGCGTTGTGTTTCACCTTTTTCTAAACCAGTTGTTGTAAACCAGCGATCTGGATTATTTATATAAAAAGTATCTGGTAAATGTTTTTCCATTTTTCCTTGCAAACCTCTTTCTACTACAGGAGCCATCGCTGGACCTTGGTGTGAATCTAGACCAAATGATTGTTTTGGATTAGTAGCAACTCTTAACTGATCAACTGTTTTTGGTAACCATGAATCACGTGATTCCATACCAGAATTAAACCCTCCAGTTCCTTCAACACTGTAACCATTATTTAATCCAGGTCCAACTTGTTCTTCTGCCCATGGTTTTACATTTGACATTTTATTTGATGTATTAATGCGGGATTGATAAAAGTTATTACTATTTGGAGCACCATGTGTAAAGTGTGAATTTTCTTCTGGCTTAAATAAAGGTGCTACTTCTTCTTTTTTATTAATTAATGAACCATTACCTTGTTTATTATCTAAAATAGATTGACTAGAATTAAAATCACCACCTCTTCCCCTTATTTTTGACCCAAAAAAAGGAACCATATTATTATGTTTAAATTCAGATTGATTTACTACATCTCCGGACATTGTTTGTATACCATTATTAATATTATTCACTCTACTATTATTTAATTGCGATGGATCAAAATATTTATCTGTTGCACTATTTGAATTTAAATAGTTATTTGGATTATGTTGACTTACTTTACTTTGCGATGGATAATTTACAACAGGTTCTATTGCTTTCATATTAGTATAATTTGTTTCACCTTTTATTGTAAAACCTTCTTTATTTTCTTGTGTATTATTTTTATCTTGTTTTTCTTTATTTGAACATATGTATAATGCACCAAATGCGATTACTGGTATTGCTAATTCAGCCATCTTATATATCCTTTATATATATTTTTTATTTTATTTAATCTATATAATTAAATAAAATTAATTATTTATTACACGGCATATTAGGTACATATTTATCTTTTTCAATAATTCGTGTACTTATATTATTATGAAATGGTATACAAACATTTGCTTGAGGGTCCATTGGTAAAATATACCAATTTACTTGTTCTAAATCTCTAGCCGTCCATGCTGGATTTGTTGCACGTGTTTGATCTGTAAATGGCTCACTTGTTGGATATTGTATTGGTTCAGTTTTTGGTATAAAATTTACATTTCGATTAATTAAACAATCTCGATCTAATGGCCTTCCTAAACCTTTTAAACTACTATCTAAATTAACAGTATTTGTTCTTAAATTTGCTCCCCATTTATCAAGACGAATAAACGGATCTTCCATAAAATGTGGCTGTGTACCATTACCAGGTACATTTAACATGTAGCGTCCAGGTCCTGTAGATTCTTGTAATTGTTTTTCAACTCTAGCTTTATCATCATGAAAACGTGTAAATGCCATCTAATATTAATATATAATATTTTATTTTAATAATATTTATAATTTTCTTCTTCTACCTCCTGATTGTGTAGTTACGGTTGCTGCTCCTTTTGCCTGCGTTGCTCCTTTTGCAGGTGTTGCTCCTTTTGCTTGTGTTGTTCCTTTTGCCTGTGTTGTTCCTTTTGCCTGTGTTGCTCCTTTTGCTCCTTTTGCATCTGTTTTTTTGCTATCTTCAGAATATAAACCTATCCATGAACCTACAGGACTTCCAGGTAAAATAGATAATATTAATAATACCCATATTATACTAATGATTTCTTTGTCTAATACAACTGTAATTGCTTTTGTTGATAATATAGAATATAATGACAAATATATCAATAACCATTTATATTTTTTAATGAAAATCCATGGATCAAACATTTCATTACTCATACCTGTAATATTTAAAAAGTGACCAGTTAATCCAGAAAGTAAACTATCACCACCTAATATTGGTCCTATTATATAAACAAATATAGAAATTATTGTTGTTAGTAATGGTCCGATAATACTTGCTACAAACATTCCTACTGAAAAGAATAACATTCCTACAAAAAATGCTGCAATTATAGCAAATATAAATTTAGCTATACCACCAATTACTCTAAAAATAGACGATAATAGATACATCCATGTATTTGTTTCTTTCTCAGTACCAAGTAATGCTTCACGTTTTGCCCAATTTGTTATTTGTTTAAGTGGTTTCATAAATGCACCTGCACGCAATGGCCATATTTTACCACATGCCTTTCCAACAAATGCTGATATAACAACAAATGACATATAGAATGATTCTAAAAATGATATTATTGGAAATAAATGAGGAAAAACTGGTGTTAATAAAAATGGTATCGTTTCATGTCCAAATGATTTACCCAAAAATTTAACACCATATGGAGCACCACCAACACGTTTTTGTGCCTCTAATATTTTTTTGCTATTTAAATTTGCAGATTTTTCATTTCCATGTTTATTAGCTTCTTCTTTTAATAATCTAACGTCTTCTCCGCTACTTCCATATAACGAATATATAAAATTAACAAGTCTCATTTTAAATACAATAATAGGAGCAATAACAAATTGAATTGCCCAGAATTTTAGATATGATAATGTAGATATAGGTGGTCCTGGAACTTCTGCCCCTACATTTGCAGGATAACCATATTCATCCGGCTCCTCTTTTGCATATTTTGCAATATCTATTGCACGCTGCCAAAAGGTACGTAAATCATTATTTAAATACAATGTTGTATTTGGTGGACAATAATTATTATTCTTAATAAGTGGTCTTACCTTTTTATTATGCCATGCATCAGGATCTTCTATACATATTAATTCACCATTTAATCTAGAGTTTAAACATGATAACCACGAATTTCTTGTTTTCGGTTCAAAGTCTTGTCCCACATATTTCTCTGTATCTTTAATATGTGTTATTTCTACAGATTCACGATTTTCACATTCTTCTGGTGGAGAAATATCAGAATACCAAAATGGTAAATCTAATGCAATATTTGTACTTGTAAATAATGTTCCACATTGATCAACCATATCTTGTACATTATCAAGCTCTCTATCAGCTGCTTTTACTTTATCATCATCTTTACTATCCATTGCTTGCATCTTTTTTTCTAGTGCATTTTCAAACATTTCTTCTAACCATCTACCTCTCATTGCAGCAGAACAAACATTCAATACATTATTACCACACCAACCCCATGTAAATAATACAGATATTGGAGGCATAAACAACATCGCTATAAAAGTCATAGATTGTGAAAATGTCCAACCTTTATCAATATCTTGTTTCATTGTAAGATGTTCTATTCGCTTTTTTTTACATCTTTCCGAATTATATAATACTTTATTTTTTGGATAACCATTATTTAAACAATCACGATCTTTAGGTTTTGGTGGGCCATTCCAAGATTTTTCTAGTCCTAAACTTGCTTTAGTATTCATCCAAAAAACATGATACGACGATAATAATTCTTCATATTTTTCATTATCAAATTTCATTATATATATATTTCATTAAGAATAAAAATAATAAACTTATTGTTAATGATTTATTTTTATATTGTTAATTTAATTTAATATTATATTCTAAATTAATAAATATACATATATTAAATTGAATTAAATTGAATTAAATAAATAACACTATCGTTTTGTAGATGACGAAAATAGAAACTGATACAAAATTAGATTTTAACAATGTGTTAATTAGACCCAAGCGAAGTGTTTTATCAAGTAGGTCACAGGTTAATATTAATAGAAAAATTAAATTTTTAAATAGCACCAAAATATGGGATGGTGTACCTATAATTGCGGCAAACATGGATACAACAGGAACATTTGGTGTTTATAAAGTATTATCAAATAATAAAATGATAACAGCAATGAATAAATTTTATACAGTAGATGATTATAATGATTTTTTAAATGATAAAAATAATGTCTTAAATCCAGATTTTTTTATGGTTTCTACAGGAATTAGTGATAATGATTTTGTAAATCTTAAAAATATTTTATCACAAATTGAATGTAATTGGATATGTATTGATGTTGCAAATGGTTATATGGAATCACTTGTTAATTTTTGTAAACGTGTGCGGAATGAGTTTCCTAATCATATAATTGTAGCGGGTAATGTTGTTACACGTGAAATGGTTGAAGAATTACTTTTAAATGGCAAAGTTGATGTTGTTAAAGTTGGTATTGGTCCAGGAAGTGCATGTTTAACAAGAAGTCAAACTGGTGTTGGAATGCCACAATTATCTGCAATATTAGAATGCAGTGATGCTGCGCATGGTATTGGTGGACATATTATTGGTGATGGCGGAATTACTTGTCCTGGTGATCTGGCTAAGGCATTTGGTGGAGGATCAGATTTTGTCATGATGGGGGGCGTATTTGCAGGTCATGACGAAAACCCAGGTGATGTGCATGTGGATGAAGTAAGTGGTGATAAGTATAAACTATTTTATGGCATGAGCTCAAAACATGCAATGGAAAAACATTATGGTTCAATGAACAATTATAGATCATCAGAAGGACGAGTAATAAAATTAAAATATAAAGGGGCAATACAAGATACTGTTAATAATTATTTAGGAGGTCTAAGAAGTGCTTGTACTTATATAAATGCTAAAAACATCAAAGAAATGTCAAAATGCACAACTTTTATTAAAGTAACATCACAATTAAATACTCATTTACAATCTTAATATAATATCAAAAACATCATGATTTATAATATTTTATATAATATATAGAATATTATGGAACATTTTAGAATAGGATGTTTAATACTTATTGTAATTATTTTAATGTGTTTAACATATGAACCATTTTTAAATTTAAGAGAAGGCTTGACATCTCTAGAAAAAGATAATAAAACTATGCAAAAATGTTATGATTTGGAAAAGGATTACAATATTGTAGTTGATAAAACTTGGGGTTCTGCACCTTATAAGGCTAAAAAAGAATGGACTGATAATCACTGTGATAAAGTAGTAAACAACATACAAAAATGTCGTGATTGGGAGAGTAAGTATAATGTAGAGGTTGATAAATCATGGGGATCTGCTCCTCACTTGATTCGCGAAGAATGGACCAAAAATAATTGCAATGATGCTGTGCGACTATATGTTCCTATAACTAAAACAACACATCATCATACAAATACTACTGTTAATCACCATTCTAATACTAATAAAATTTCATCTCATTCTACCGGTGCATCTTATCATAATGAAAGTCAAATGAAACAACCAACATATAAAATGGAACATGATGCAAAAGGAAATTATAAATGTAACTGTAAACCAAATATTCCAACTGGTATAGATAATACAAATAAAATAACGTTCAATACAAGTCATACAAATAAATCAAACCAAATATCTTGTAATTGCGATAATATTAATTCTAAAAAAAACAATAAAAAACATCAATCTTGCGATTATGACTCTGAAACTGACACAGATTCAGATTCAGATTCAGGTTCAGATTCAGATTCAGATTCTAAAAGTAAAAAATGTAAAAAATGTAAAAAGAAAAAGAAAAGAAATAATTTTGTAAAAAGAAAATCTATAACTGGATTATTTACAGATAATGGTATTCCTGCCGCATATCCATATCAATTAACATCAAACAATTAATTATAAAAATTTATCTAGCCCATTCAAGACCTACATTTCCTGATTCAAATTTTACAATATTATATTTATATTCAACAATATGAATATTATATGTATATTTATAAATGTCCCAATTAGATTTATTAATACCTACGATATCACCTTCTTCATCACAAATAACAGCAGTTTGTGCCTGATTATTTAAGGGAGGTGTATATGTATTAATTTCCAATTCTACTTTATTAAATTTGCTAAGATTTATAGCTCCAGACGGCTGTGGTGAAATCAAATTTGATGATTGACAATTATAACTACTATTTAATCCATAATTATAACAATACATAAATTCTGTATCACTTGCACCATTAACACGATTATATTTTTCAACATACCCATATACTCCAGAATCCAATAAATTTTCTCTGTATTTTCCATCTAATAATATTCCCATCATTAATAATATTTCTTTTTGATTTTCACTATTATAATTTCCTGTTATTTTAATTGGCGGATATGCATACGGCATCATACCACCAATAGACCAACCTACATTATTTTCATTACCACCTTCATTTACAATATTTTCTGAACAATCATATACTGGATTAATACCTGGTAATAATCTCCAATCTTGTGATGGATTATTTGGTTGCTTGGGTAATAAACCTAAAGTTGAAAACAATGTGTTATTTGATAAAATACCATTTGAGTATGTATCTGGAGGAGGGAAAGGTGAACCTTCATTACATGCTAATCTATTTATTAATACTTGATCACTTATAACTCCTGCGTTATAATAATCTTGATAATATAAAAATTTATTATATATATTATTTTCAGTATCACGATATATATTTGTTGCATTTACATTTGTTCCATATTTTTGATTTTCTGCAACTGGTGATGATATTGTTTTCCAAGGACCGTTCATTGCATTACCATATGATGGTGCTAGACTAAAAATTTTTCTTGGCTTAGTATTATATGCCCAATTAGTATAATTATCCCATTCATTTCTTAAACCAACATCACTGCGTTTCATAAAAACCATAAAATCAGATATTAAACCCATTGTCATTAATTCTAATTTATTTGAACCAAAAATATTATACTTAATTGTTTCATATGCTTCTTTTATTAAATATTGTTGAGCAGATGATGCAAACAACTTTGACTCATCTGTAGACAAAAAACAGTATGTTGATATTAAATGAACATCAGCATTCCATTCATTTGTTATTTTACCAAATTTTTTATAATCATCTTGTGTTATAGAAACAGATGGTGGCGTCTGTAAAAATCGGTAAAAATGATGCCATGGATCATTTAATTGAGGAGCAACATATGGTATTTCTGATATAGGATGTCCCCAATATTTACTCTTTTTCATTGGTGCTGTACTCGGATCTTCAGTAGAAAACTTATTTTCAAAGCCATTATTGTCCTCAGCATCACCACCCATTGAAGTTATATTATTTATATCACGTATCTGAAACATTTGATACATAGGCCTAAACGTTACTGTTATATGTAATTCGTTATATTGTAAACAAACTAGTGGAAATGATAGCCTACTATTAACAGAAAACCAACTATTTAAAGGTATATATAATTTTCTTCCACGAATAGATGGTTCTGCACCACTTTGTAATTGTGTATAGTAAGCGTTAGGATAAAATCCATTATTGTTATTACTATTTGCAGGGTCATATAATTCTGGAACATTACCTATCATTTCTTCAGTTAATTTTCGTTTACTTTTATTAAAATCTCTCTTCATTTGATTTAATAGTGTTTCACCTGAAAATTTTTGTAATATTTGTCCTCCTACTGAAATTTCAATATCACTTATCATGTGAAATCCTAAATTAGGTATCCATTTAAATTCATATGGAAGCCATGTTCCTTTACAATCACCTGGTGGTATAATTGGACTCCATATATTTGGTAAATTTAAAACAATATATGTATCCATTAGTAACTCTGCATAACGTGGTACTTTAAATGTTAACTTTGTAGGTTCACTATAATTTAATTTACGTAAACCATTATAATCTATTCTAAATTTTTGAAGACCAAAATTTGTATATTTTTTATAAACTGCTTTAAAAAAACTTGCAGTTG